ATGGAAAACACCGTTACCGCCGTCAAGAACAAGATCGAGGTCAAGAACCTGAACTTCTACTACGGCAAGTTCCATGCGATCCGCAATGTGAACATGTCGATCCAGGAGAAGAAGGTCACCGCCTTCATCGGCCCGTCGGGCTGCGGCAAGTCCACGCTGCTGCGCACGTTCAACCGCATGTTCGAGCTGTATCCCGGCCAGCGCGCCGAGGGCGAGATCATCCTGGACGGCGAAAACCTGTTGACCGCCAAGACCGACATCTCCCTGATCCGGGCCAAGGTCGGCATGGTGTTCCAGAAGCCCACGCCGTTCCCCATGAGCATCTACGACAACATCGCCTTCGGCGTGCGCCTGTTCGAGCGCCTGTCCAAGGGCGAGATGGACGAGCGCGTGGAATGGGCGCTGAGCAAGGCCGCGCTGTGGAACGAAGTGAAGGACAAGCTGCACCAGAACGGCAACAGCCTCTCGGGCGGCCAGCAGCAGCGCCTGTGCATCGCGCGCGGCGTCGCCATCAAGCCCGAGGTGCTGCTCCTGGACGAGCCGTGCTCCGCGCTGGACCCGATTTCCACCGCCAAGATCGAAGAACTGATCGCCGAACTGAAGAACGACTACACCGTCGTCATCGTGACGCACAACATGCAGCAGGCGGCCCGCTGCTCGGACTTCACCGCCTACATGTACCTGGGCGAGCTGATGGAATTCGGCCAGACCGACCAGATCTTCGTGAAGCCGTCGCGCAAGGAAACGGAAGACTACATCACGGGCCGTTTCGGCTGAGCGGCTGCGGACGTCCGCGGACCGGAAACGGCGCGCCCAGGCGCGCCGTTTGCATTTCAAATATAGGGTAGGCAGCCAGGTGACAGCCTGTGGGCGGGCCCCGGGCGGGACCGCCACGATGACGCCGGCGGGCCAGTATCTGGTATAGTTGCCACCCTTCGGGGCGTAGCGCAGCCTGGTAGCGCATCTGCTTTGGGAGCAGAGGGTCGCGAGTTCGAATCCCGCCGCCCCGACCAATATTCATGCGGATCTTGACGATTCCGCATTGCACAGGAAGCCAGTTAGTGGACTAGCTGGTGGACTAAATGAAAAAGGCCCCAAGCTCATCGAGTTTTGGGGCCTTTCTGTTGTCGCTGGGGTCAATCGTCAATGGGGGAGGATCGCCCGCCAGTTGCCGGTCGTTCACCCACTTCTCCACGTCGCTGGCGCGCCAGCCGACAGCCTTGCTGGTCAATTGGATGGGGTGGGGAAAATCACCGGTCTTCATCAGTTTGTAGACGGTCCATTTTGACAGGCCGATCACCCGCTGCAGGTCTCCAATGCGGTACACAAGCTGTGTCATGGTTGGCCCTCCAGCTTCGTTCGCGCCTGCTCGCGCGCGCTGGTCAGTGCCTCGTGTCGCTGCCGGGGGCGAGCGTTGCCCCCAATATCCGGGCGGCGTCGATGATGCGTTCCTGATGGTCGCGCATGGCTTCCTGCTGCTTGAGGATGTAGGCAGTTAGCTTGGCGGGCTCCGCCTTGGCGCGTTCGAACTCCTCTTCCGAGATGATCTCGTTGCACAAGTCGATGCACTCGTCGCAGATCAGCACGGAGGGATTGGTGAAGTCGCCGCCCTTGGCGATGAGCTTGCGCACCTCGTGCTGGGACTTCTCGCAGAATGAGCAGTGCAGGATCTTGGGGGCGGCCTTCTTGCGGCGCGGCTTCTTCGGTTCGTCCATTGAGCGGGATCGGCCAGGCAGGCATGAGTCGGGATTCCGTGGACGTTAGCATGCCTCGCCCTCCTTCGCGCTGGGCGGCAGCGTGGGATCCCCGGGCAGGCGCAAGGGCATGCGTTCGCGTTCCCGGCGCAGAATTTCGTCCAGCGTCTCCGGATCGCCGTCCTTGTCCGCCCTTTCAGGCGACGGCCCGCAGGGAGGCTCCTGCATCGCCTGCGGATTTGTGGTTGACCTGCGGTTTTCTGCTGGTCCTGCGGCTTTTCGCTCGACCTGCACCTCCTGCACACTATGCGCGGGCGTAGACCGGCGGGCCGCGCCCGCGCCGCCGGTGTCATCCCGGCGAAGGATGGGGGGTGCCGCCGGGGTATCGCGGCACGCTACGTCCTCCGCTGCCGCGTGAGGGTGGTTCTGGAGCGGCGCCGCTGCCGCGCTAGCGTCGCTCTCTCCACGCTCCACTGCCAGGGATTCCCGGTCGGCGCGCCGCTGGCGGTCGGCCAGTACGGCGACGCGCAACTGGTCTGCCGTGTACAGGTCGATCTGATCATCACTGCCGGCGGGCTTGAAACCTTGCCAGTACGGATGACCTGCGGCGAGATGTGCCGCGGCGAGGTCCTCATCGTTGCCGGCCGCCGCGAGCGCGCCGGGGAGCAACCCGTCCTCGCGCGCCATCGCTACGGCGTCGGCGCCTCCATCCAGCCACGACGGCGTGGGCCTCCCGTCCTGCGCCGTATCCGGCGCACTAGCGGGCGCGACGGCGGGCCCGCGCCCACCACCGGCACCAGGGGTGAAGTCAACAATGGCGCGGGTTTCAGCGGCGGGCCGGGCCTTTTCAGCACCAGGCTCGCGCCCGCCTGCGGCCAGGGCCTTTTCCAATGCCTTGACGGCATCCCGGACGTACACCGGCACCGCCTTGGCGCGCCGGTAGCCTTCCACCAGGCGGGCCTTGGCGTCTGCGTCGATCGCCGCGGGCCCCAGCTTGGCGGCGATGTCGATCATGGTCTGCTGCTGGCCGGCCGAATCCTGGCCGATATCGCAGCGGACCCAGCCCAGCAGGCGGCGCAGGTGGTTGAAGTCGGATGGCTTCATGCTGCGCCCCCCTCGATTTGACGCAGCTTGAACCGCTCCGGAATCATCGGATGCGTGGCGAACCAGGCGGTTTCCTGCGTGCATTCACTCACGAACTGCTTGAACACCCGTGTAACGTCGGCAACCGCCCACACCTCGTAGTGCGACCCCTCGGCGCTTTCGTGGTTGTTGCGCACCATGCCGTGAACCTTGAGGCTCAGGGGCAGTTCGCGCATGACCATGTCGACCACCCAGGCGGGCAGGCCGTAGCGCTTGTTCATCCGCGCGCGGATCTTGGTGATGGGTTCGCAGTTCTGCGGGCAGTGGTCCCAGACGCGCGTTTCGGCAAGCTGGCCAATTTCGGCTCGCACCGCGGCAATCGCCTGCTCGTTGTGGATCAGGCGTTGCCGATGCTCAACCATCATTTGCGCCTGAGCCAAGAACATTTCTTCCGGCGAAAGCACTTTCGACTGCGTTTGCTCGTTGAGTCTCGCCGTTACCGCGCGGCGCACGGCCTTCGACTCTCTCATGAGCACGTACATGCACTGGTCGCGTGAAAGGCGCAGCGCTTCGGACGCGGGTCCGTGGGCATTGGATACTACGAAAGTTTCGTAGTATTCCCCCTCAAGCTCGTCCTTGCACCGGGCAGTGAAGTCGTTGCGGCGGACTTCACCTTCGCCGTACTCGCGTCGCGCGTCGTTCACTAGTTGCAGCAGGTCAATGCTGCTCATCGTGGCAGCCATGCCGCCAGCTTGGATAAGTTGGTTCATGGTCACCTCAGGTCGTTTGGGTCTGCCAGCCGCTGGTAATCAGATTGCGGATGATGGGCTGCGCGCGCTCCCAATCGGTACCGCCGTCGGCGTCCAGGTAGTCGAAAGCGGCCAGGGCCTCCTCAGCGTTGCGCGGGCGCAGGTGTGCCAGCATGGAGTGGCAAAAGTCGTCATGTGCGTTGCCAGCGGGCGAGGCGTCGCCATAGTCGGTGGCCGCGGAGCGAAGCCAGTACAGCGCGCTCCAGAAGCGGCGGGCATAGAGGCAGTCATCGATGGTGGAAGGCGAGAGTTCAGGCCTGGAAGCGAACCGCTCGCGAACTTCGCTGGCGTCATAGTCGCCCCATTCTTTGTCGCGCTTCAACCCGCGCAACGCTTTTTTGCAAGCCTTTTCTGCGGGAGTCTCCGCGGCAGTTTGTTCCGCGCTGCCAAACCGGGCGAGCGCTTCATGACGCCGGGCTGCCTCCTCTACCGCGCGCCGGGCCTGGTTTTGCAGGTCGCCGAAACCGAGGGATGCAAAGGCACCCCCCATTGCGCTTCCCGTGGCGCGGGCCATATGCGCGCCATAGCGTTCACCGAGTTCTTCCATGGGGGTGGTGATGCGCTTCGCCGCTTCCATCGCCTTGTCGATCAGGTTCTGGTTTCCGGTCTTGATCACCTGCTGCAGCCAGAGCACGGCATCGACCTCGCGGTCGCCCGTGACTGCCTGCTGCGGCGGCATTTCGGGAACGGATATCGCGGTGCTGGCGCTCGGGGAAATCGGCGGCAGCGAGAAGAGGGCGCGAAATTCTACGTTGTCTTTCATTGCGGGGACTCCTGCGCGGGGGCGCGCCCCGCGGTATTCAGCAGGGCGCGCGCCGCCAGGGCGCTGGCCTTCAATTGGGGTTCGTCCGAGGCCTCCAGGATGCGCGTGGTGATCTCCAGCGCGCTGGCCAGGCTGGCCAAGCGTTCGCGGAGGTCGGCTTCGCGGGCCTTGGATTCGGCCAGCGCGGCGTTCGCCTTGTCGTAGAGGCGGATGTACTGGTTGCGGGCCCTGGTGGCGGCTTCCAGCTGTTCCTTAGGGGGCGGAGCTTATGCACGGGTCACCTCCACAACTTCGGAGAGGTGGTTTGCAAGCTCGCGGGCGCGGGCGCTGGCCAGCCAGATCAGGGAGTGCAGATCGACGGGCCAATCCCGGCTACCAGTCTCGGGCAGCAGTTCGTCCAGCGCATCAAGCACAGCCTTGACCTCCCAGGCCATGCCGGTCAGGTCTTGGATGGTGGGCGGGGTGTTGGGCGTGTTCATCGCGATGCCTCCTCAACTGCCCCCGCTGGACGGCACAGGTCCGCCCAGTCCTGGGTTTGCTCGGCCACCTCGCCGGAAATTTGAATCCCGATCTCGGCCATGTCGTAGATGTTCAGCAAGTCATCCAGTCCGGATTGACGGGCGTGCTTGATGACGTGGAAGAGGGAGCCTGTGCGGCGCAGGGCTTCCGCGGCGCGCTCCAGGGCTTCGTGTGCCTCCTTGACGGTCAAGATGCGAGTGGTCATGCCGCACCTCCCAATGCGAGATCCGTTTCGAGCTCGAAGTCTTCGGGGGCGGCGCGCAGCGGTCGCAGCGATGCGTCCGCGCAGGCGAAACGATGGGATATGACGGGATGACCGTCGCGGTATGTGACCTCAGACGCACCTTGAAAATCCACTACCCAATCGCGTCTTTGAACTTCGGGGAGGTCTTCGGGGCTGGCTATGGCGCTGGCCGCGGCGCTTTTGGAGGCGCAGATGATGACCCCAATGCGTCCCAGGCGGGCCGGATCCTTGCTGCGGACGAGCATCACAAGATCCCCAACCTGGCAGCGTAAGGAATGCAACGAACGGTTCATGCTTGGCCTCCCCGCGTGGCGGACAATGCGTACTCCCAGCGCTTGGGCCAGGCCGGCAGGGAGTACGCCTGCGGAGTTGCCTTGCGATCGACAACACGGCAGACGCGCCTGCGCTCGATCCAGGCTTCAGGTAGGTTTTCGCCGCTCGTAGAGCGGATTGCGCCATTCAGCGCAGCAATCCGAAGTTCCTGGCCGCGCGTATCGACAACGCGGCACAGCTTGCCGGCGTTACCGCCGTTTGTGACGCGGACAAGGTCCCCAATCCTGGCGAATGTGCGCAGGCGGTGCACCATGGCGGGAAGCCGGCCGCGCCTCGGAGGATTGACCACCGGCATGGCCGCGGCGGTGGGGAGGGTAATGATGTCTTTCATACCTCACCCCGCTTCGCCAGATGTTGGAGAGTAGTGGCGTGGTCCAACAATTGGCCTGCTTCCTCCGCCAGCACGCCCAGGGCCGCTACGAAGTCGGTTAGGGCGTCGGTCGGGATTTCATCCGACCCGTCGACGGGGATGAAGATGAACGGCCTGCTCAGGACTTCGATGCGCTTGATCCGGTCCGCGGCAGCCGAAAGCAAGATTTCGGGCGGCGCAAGCGGGTTAACGGCAAGCGCGTCCGCTGCGTCGGGGTTATCTGGACCGGCGCCGATGCAGAAGGCTTGGTCGCGGCCGTTTGAGCGGATGATGAAGGGAGGTATCTTCATGCGCGTTCCCCTTCCTCTTCGTCATGCTCTTCCGCCCATGCATCCTGCTGCTCCGGCGACATCGCGCAGAGGCTGGCAGAGTTCCGGAGATTCTGTTTGCCAGGCACCGGCCGGCCGACAACTTCCCAACTCACCATCAACGCGCCAATGCCATCCAGGAAATCACCCTGCGCAGTCTCCGGCAGGGCCGTGAAACACTCGCGAAGAAGTGATGGGAAAAAGAACCCTTTTGAAGCTTTGGCTGCCTCGCAGAGCGATACGTGCCAGGCCTCAGCGGACCGGAAGCCGTCGACTTTTTTGCTAGAGGCGGTCATGCTGCACCTCCAATCGTCGTTTGGAACGACGCGGATACGGCTTCGAAGCGTTCGCGACCGCAATCAGCGCCATTGCAGATGTCGGCGGCTACGTAGGAACCTAATCCGGCCAAGCTTGAGATCCGCGACAGCATCGCGCCAGGGAACTCGTCTCGTGTGTCCGCGAGATGCCGGATCGCTTTGAACACCTCATCGAGTTGGTCGAGGGTGTCAATGGTGGTTTTGAGCCACAAAAGCAGATCATCGTCTGTGGCGCGCAGCAATTGGCGCAGCGACGATTCATTGACTGTTGCTGTCGGTTCTGCTAATTTCGTAGACGTAACAAGTCCGTCCCGCTCAGCGGCGGGCTGTACATTCCTCGGCATGGTTCGCTCCAGTAGCCTTGGTTAGAGGGCAGCGGTTGCACCCGCTGTACTTCGGTTTAAGGCCCCCGGTTGCACCCGGGGGCTTTGCTTTTGGTGCATTGCTTCTAGCGGAAATCTGCTTTGTTGCAATTCACCATACAGGATCGATGCCAGCTCCTAAAACTTTTGCGCAATGATTGCTCAGAGCCTGAGGAGTGCATCAATTGCTGTATGAATGAACAATAGCAAATGATATCTTTGCTCGCAAGCAGTTTGTGCAGGCTTCGATTTGTAATGATTGTGATTGAGTAGCCTGGACCGCGCTATGGCGGGAATGTGAGTGATTTGCGGCCGATTCCGCCCCCGGCGGAAATAGCCGCTAGAACATCATTTTTCTGCCCAGGCGGATATGTCTCGATTTGCTATCAAGATCCGCCTGTATTCGACCGCGCCTTTGGCCGGTGGGTAAGGGGAATTCGCGTTAATGGCGCGGTTCACATTGCGTGAATCCAAAGGACGCAGGCCCGCAGCCTGCAGGAACAGTTCTATCGCAGCAGGCTTCGTGGCGCGAAAGACATATCGATTCGCGATGCATAGCCGGTAGATGAGTAGGCGGACGGATGCGGTTCCGTCCAGGCGCAGCGGTGGCGGCAACGAGTCGCGAATGTGTCGTAATGGCTTTTTTGCCGCGGTCAGAATTTTCCTTTCCGCCGCTGCACTGGCTTCGTCGCTGGTGTCCTTGCGAGCAACATGGTTGTGACTTGGCGGATGGAGAGATTGCGCCAGGCCAGTCAAGTCTTTGAGTGCTTCGGCGCCGATTTGAATTCTCCTATCGAGCTCATCCACCTCTTTGTATACCGATGCCCACCGGCGGGCAGCATCCGGCTCTAGGTGGTATTCCTGGAGAGCACTGAGAATGAGGACCGTCCAGCGGAATATGCCAGGCGTTATTTGGTCGAGCGCATCGATCAGATCCCCGGGGAGAGTGGGCCTGAGCCTAACATCGGCGGTACGTCGAACGAGTGTCCGAGGCCACTAAGGAACCGCTTATTGGCCTTGGCTTCTGCTTCATCAGTAGGTAGAGTCGAGGCGCCTCGCATGGCGCTTTTGAGCGCGGCTTCTATCCATGGGTCATCCAGTAGCTTAGTCACACGCGGGGATTTACATGCTTGCCTGGCCGCGGCGCGATGGGCGGCGACAAAGGGGGCGGCTATTGCTTCGCGCTCCTCTTTACGAGCTTTGCGCAACGCAAGGGACATCGATCTGAGCTCGTTGCGTGGGGGTACCTGCGCTAAATGTCTGAGTGCATCCAGAAACTGGTCGGCAGAAAAGTGCGGCATAGGCAAGCTTTTTAGCGATAGTAGCGGCGATGCTCGACCATCGTCCCAATGATCACAAGCTCCTGCCGGTCGCTATAGAACGAGGGGAAATCTTCGTTTAGAGGGACTAGCTCGAATACTTCATTGCCGTTGGCATCCAATCCGCGAGGGCGATACTTCTTGAAGGTTGCCTCCTCTCCGCCGTTCATCGCGACGACGAACGACCCAGGCTTGGGCGCCACCTCTTGGTCGACAATGATCTTGTCGCCGGGCGCGAATTGGGGAGACATTGATAGCCCCCTAATTTCCAACCCAAATGCTCGGTCAGAGAGCGGGATGTCCGTCAGCAGATACTCCAAAGCTTCTCCACAGAAATGCGCTCCAACTTCCGTAAGCTTTCCGGCTTGTACGTAGTTGATAACGGGGACTCTGCGGGCGATGACCGCAGGGGTGGCCCCGGCGGTCGGAACAAAAGTGAACGGCGGGGTGTCGTCGGGCCAATCTAACCAACCGGAAGGTTTGCCGAACGCCTGCTCAATTCGTGCAGCCATCTTGCTGCCGATATTGCGAACGGGCGAAGGGCCGGCAATTTGCCAAGCCTGCGAAGGCGAAATGCCCACGGTCTCGGCGAAGCGAGCTTGGCCCCCGCATTCCTCGACGAGCTTGTGAACTTTCTTCAGTCGGTTTTGTGTTCGGTCCATAACGCGATTCTCCCAGAAAGTTAGCAAATGATACACTATCAATAGATTGCCTTGAGCAATATCTTTTGATATTGTTTTGCCATTCGACTTTAGGAATGGCCGATGAACCTCCAGGACTACCTCAACAGCCTTCGCCCGGCAGATCAGGCGGACTTCGCTACACGCTGCGGCACGTCAGTGGCGTACCTGCGCCAGGTGGCATACGGAAATCGCCGTTGCGGCGAAGGCCTCGCCATTTCCATAGATCGCGAATCGGGCCGGCAGGTCCGGATGCAGGCGCTGCGCCCCGATGTGGACTGGAATCACCTCGCTCGGGCTGCCGCTCATGCCTAACGCCCTGATCGCCTTAGCGCGGGATAAGCGACCCGACAGGTACCTGCGTACCGAAGCCGTGGCGGACTATTACGGTGTGACGGAGAACGTTGTACTGGACACCTATGCGCGCCACGCCGAGCACTTCGTGACGGGGCGAGACTTCAATCGGCTGGAGGCAGGAGTCATCTTGTGGACGCCCGCGGGGGCGCTGCGCTTCTCCAAACTGCTCGACACCGACCAGGCCTGGCAAACGTGGGATGCGCTGGAAGACGCGTATTTCGGAGGCGCCGCATGAGCGAAATCATCTTGCGCGTGTTCGACGGCAACGACGTTCAGTTCGATGAGCGTGGCTGGATGAACGCCACGACTGTCGCGCGGCGTCACGGCAGGGAACCGAATGACTGGCTCGTGCAGCGCGAGACGGCGGACTACCTTGCCGAACTAGCGGCCGAAGAAGGTAACTCCCGGTTTGTGCGGGAGATTAATGAAATCAAGGAGTTACCGTCCACATCTTCTGTCGCTCGTGTGCAGTTGCTGAAGATGGCGAAGGCGTCCGGCTTCTTGCGGACGAAGGCCGGACCGGTGGCGCACGGGGGCGGTACCTGGCTGCATCCGGATCTGGTGGTGCTGTTTGCCCGCTGGATCAGTGCCAAGTTCGCGCTTTGGTCCGACCGTCAGATTAAGCGGATCTTGATGGGCGCCGTCGCCCAACCCGATCCCAACGCCCTGAGCACTGTCGCTGATCGCGAGCCGCTCTATCTCGGCTGCGTGCGCATCATGGTCAAGCACCGCTTGCCGCTGCCGGTGGTCTACCAAGGCATCAATGACTACGTCGGCACAAAGCGGTTTGCCGACATGACGCTCGCCCATGTGCCGGCTGGTGCCGCATTCCTTGACCGCATGCTGTCTGGCACGGACTCGGGGGCGGACTGGCGGCGCGTCGAGGCCAACCGCCTTGCCCGTCTGGGCCACGCCTCCCAATCCAAACTCGACCTCGGGCCGCTGGTGCTCGGGTCCTATCGTTCCCGCGAGGTGACGCATGCCTAACGCCGACACCATCCTGATCGATCTGGCGGAAGAAGCGGGCATGTCATTGGCGAGCTACGTCGAGACGCGCGGGCACTTGCACCGCGGTGTTCGCCCTTCCTATTCGACCTCTGCGCAACACGTTCCCGGCGACACCACCACGCCGCCGGCGCCTGGCGCAATCGCTATTGGCCCGGTGGACTGCTGACATGGCCGCCTTCGACTTCCTCATTCTTGCCCTAGTGCTGGCGGTGCTGGCGCTGGGCAACTGGCCGCCGACGATATGAATGCCGCCGTCTCGATTCTGATCCTGGTCGCTGCGTTCACGTGGCTACTGATGCTGATCACTGGATGCTGCGTCGGCGTATGGCTGCTGTGGCGCCGCCGCGGTATGCGCAAGTGGCTTGCCGATTTCGATCAAGGCCTGGAGCGCGAAGACCGCGCTCGGGCCAACTTTCAACGCCGCCATCGCTTTCGGCCGTAGGCGGATATTGGTGTGCACACGGCTAGGGTAGCTCCCGAAAAGATGGACTCCTCCACCCATCCTGCCGCAGTGCCTTCCCAGTGGAGCGATGGAGGTTCTATGACCCCCCGCATGATTGTCCCGCTGCTGCGCTACACGGACGCGCAGGGCAAAGAGTATGAAGTGACCTTGATCCAGGCCCAGCACGACCAGCCGCCGCGCATCGTGTCCAGCCGCTGCGATGGCACGAAAAGGCCAGGTGTCGATGTATCGCTGGGCGCGCTATTCGATATCTCGCTTCGTGACGGTCCGATTCGGCAAGCAATCGGCGATGGGCCTGAGTATGCCGAACTGCCGGCGGAACGAGTACGCGATGCGGCCGAATTGGCCCTGCGAGCGTTGCCGCCCACGGCGGGGCGCTTCCTCGTGGTGTGGGTCCCGGACGACGGGTTGCCGTTCTGAGGCGCGCATTGACACACGACAACGCATCGCCGCAGGTCGAAGAAGGCCACACACGCCTCGCAAATGAATTGCTGGAGGCAATGTGCTGCGCCGGCTTTTCTGCGCGCCAGTGGGCCATCGTCATGGCCGTGGTGCGCAAAACATACGGCTACGGGAAAAAATCCGATGACATCAGCCTGGGGCAACTCTCATCCATGACGGGCATTGCAAAGCCGCACGCAAGCCGTGCCGTGAACTCCCTCGTGGCCGCTGGCGTGCTGCGGCGGTCGGCTGGGACCTTCGGGAATTCGCTATCGCTCAACAAGCGGTACAAGCAATGGTCGCTTGTGGATCCGGCTGCTGGGGTTACCGATTCGGTCACGCAGGGGTTACCGAAAGAGCAACGGGGGTTACCAATTCAGCAACCACAAACGGGGGTTACCGATCCGGCAACCCCCGTTACCGATCTGGCAACCCGGGATAGGGTTACCGAATCAGTCACGGGGGTTACCGATTCGGCAACGGTTACCGATTCGGTCACGCAGGGGTTACCGAAAGAGCAACGGGGGTTACCAATTCAGCAACCACAAACGGGGGTTACCGATCCGGCAACCCCCGTTACCGATCTGGCAACCCGGGATAGGGTTACCGAATCAGTCACGGGGGTTACCGATTCGGCAACGGTTACCGATTCGGTCACGCAGGGGTTACCGAATCGGCAACCACAAAAGGAAACTCTACAAAAGAAAGAAAAACACCCCCCTATTCCCCCCATAGGGGAGGAGGGCGACCCGGAAGGCTTCGCGGAGGCCTGGGCTGCGTATCCGAGGCGTCAAGGCGGGAATCCTCGCGCTTCTGCCGTGAAGGCGTGGAGGGCACGTTTGCGCAGCGGCGTGATGGCAACCGAGATGCTCGCCGGGGTGCGAGGATATGCCGCGCACTGCCGTGCGGAAGGCAAGGTCGGAACGTCGTTTGTGATGATGGGCGCTACCTTCTTCGGCCCCGATCTGCGATTCCGGGATTTCGCGGAGCCGCAAGCGGGTAAGGGCGCGCAAGGCGAGATTCGCTCGGCAAGCGTGACGCCTGGCTCGCCGTTGGATATCGACACGAATCCGGCCTGGTTGGCTCAGACGGGCTACGCCAGCGTTTGGGAGGCGATCAGCGACGGGTGCACGGAACACACGTACCGGCAATTCCGCGACGGTAAGCGCATCCCCAGGGAGGCAGCATGAACGCTGGAGAACTTGCACGGGCCATGGCGGCATCGGCGTCGACTCTCGTGCCGTACCTGCTGCCGCAGGGCAAAAAGGCCGGCCCTGAGTGGAAGGTCGGCAGTGTAGGGGGAGAGCCGGGCTCGTCGCTGTCTGTACGGCTGACCGGCAACAAAGCAGGCGTTTGGTCGGACTTCAGCACTGGCGAGTCCGGCGACCTCCTGGACCTGTGGGCAGCCGTGCGTTGCTGCAGCGTGGCAGACGCGATGCGCGATGCAAAGTCGCACCTGGGCATTCGGGACGAAATGCCGCTGCGGCCCGCGCCGACGTACAAGCGTCCGGCCAGGCCGACCTGTCATGCGCCCAGGGCCAGGGTGCGGGAATGGCTGCTAGGCCGAGGCCTGACCGAGGAAACCATCACCGCATTCCGGATCGGCGAGCAGGAGCGGGGCGGCAAGGTCTACGCGATCTTTCCTTATCTGCGCGACGGTGGTGAGCTCGTCAACACGAAGTCGCGTAACCCAGACGAAAAAAAGGACATGCTGCAGGCCACAGGAGCCGAACCCTGCCTTTTTGGCTGGCACCTGGTCGATCTGAAGGCCAGACAGATTGCGATCTTCGAGGGCGAGATTGACGCCATGACTGGCCACCAAATGGGCATCCCGTCCCTATCGGTGAACGCGGGGGCGGGCAATCACCAGTGGATCGAGAATGACTGGGAGCGCCTGCAGCAGTTTAGCGACATCGTCCTGTGCTACGACAACGACGAGAAGGGCCAGAAGGGGGCCAGGGAAGTAGCCCAGCGTCTGGGCATCGAGCGCTGCCGCATCGCCGTGTTCGGGCAGGCCAAGGACGCGAACGAATACCTGACCGAATACAAGGCCGGCGGTGAGGACTTCGACCATGCTATCCGTACCGCGCGGTACATGGACCCGGACGAGTTGCGGCCGCTTTCCGATTTCATGGGCGACGTGATGGGGATGTTCTACCCGTCACACGACGCGCCGCGGCTGCCCCCCTTGGCGTTCTGCGGAAGAACCTACGACTGGTGGGAATGGCGCCCGGCGGAGGTGAGCGTGTGGACGGGCATCAACGGCCATGGCAAGAGCTTGATGTTGATGCAGGCGCTCATACCGGTCATGCTGGCCGGCGAGAGGATCTGTGTGTTCTCAGGCGAATTGCCCGCGCGAGTGCAGTTGAAGCGATTGTCCAAGCAGATCACGGGCCTTGATCGGCCGTCTCAACCCTTCTTGCGTCATGTCGCGGATTGGCTGGAAGACCGCGCCTGGGTCTTCGATACGGTGGGCGCGGCAACCATAGACCGACTCTTAGACGTGTTCCGATACGGCGCCCGTCGGTACGGCATTAAGCACTTCGTCATCGACAGCCTGATGACCACGGACGTGCCGGAGGACGGCCCGGGGGCGATGACCGCTCAAAAGGCAGCCATGCGCAAGATTGTTGCTTTCTGCCACGAGACGAACTCGCACGTCCACCTGGTTGCCCATCCGCGGAAGGGCCAGACGGAGGACAAGGCACCGGGCAAGTTGGACGTGGCCGGGAGCGGTCATATCACCAACGGCGCCGACAACGTTTTTGTCGTCTGGTCTGCCCGAAAGGAGGTAGGCCACGAAGACGAGAAGCCCGACGCCAGCCTGGAGCTTGTCAAGGACCGCAATGGGGAAGCCGGGCACCGAAAGATTTACCTGTTCTTTTGCCGTGAGGCGCAGCAGTTCACACCGGATAACAACCGACGTGGTCGCTCATATATCGAGTTCAGCACTCAGGCTGAGCCGGCGTAGCAGTTTTATGCAGTACATCGCCCCCTGCTTCCAGCGGGCCGGCGTTGCGCTTTACCGAGAAGTCCGTCCGAGACGGCTCTGCGGTTGAGCTGGTCGCGCGCTACCTGCGCGTCCCTCCCTACAACCCTGGAATCGTTTGAAGGATAGATCATGCTCGATCACAACGACCCCGAAACTTGGCTGGAGCTCCCTGTTGAGCGGGCCGCCGGCGCGATCATCGCGCGAACGCATCAAATCGCGGACCCGATCTATGACACTGGCATGACGTATGCACCGTGCCGCTGCTGGCGTTGCCGTGGGGGCGTGGCGCTTGCGGACCGCGCCACCCTGGACCGTCTGCTGGCGAAGCATCTGATGACCCTGAGCGAGTCCGAGCGCGGCCAATGGATGCTGTTGTGGGCCGGGCACCCGCGCCATGATGCTGACGCGCGGGACCAGCTGAACACCTGGCTGCGCATTATGGGGGGCGGCAATGAGCCGCCGCCTGTTTATCCCGTTTATGCGATGCCGGAGGAAGCATGACTGAACGCAATACGCCGTTTCCGCGGCTCGCTGTGGCCCTGGCATACGCTTTCAGCGAAGAGCGGCATACCTTGAACCGGCCGGCGATGGCCCGCGCGGCAGACATGCGCCTGGGTGAGCCTGGGCCGCTCTCCGGAGCGGACGGCTGCGCGGAGATTGGCAAGGTCCGACAGTTCCTGGAACGGAACCTGGATCCGCTGCACGTGGCCGTGCTGCACGCTCGGTACGGTCAGCGTGTAGCGAGTTGCAAGCATTGCCACAGCGAGGCGGATCACCCCGCGTGGGTGGCCGCGCTGTACAAGGTAGCGGGGGAGTTGGGCGCGCACCTCTCCATGCGCACCGCCCACAGCGGGCTCCTTTATGCCCTTGTGCGCCGCTACTACGACAGCGGCAGCGTTCGGACCCTCCAATCGCTGGCCGATGAGTTCGCCTGCAAGGTGCGCAGCGTGGAGCGAGCCAGCGCCAGGGCCAGCGATTGGCTGCGCGGCACGCGAGAGAAGAAGGGGGCGGAGCCGATCTACGGTGTTGAGCAGGCAGCGCATGCATCTGCTGAAAAACTGCTGCGCGACGGTGGGTTTATCCCGTGATCGTTGACTTTGGCGAAAACGCCCGCCATAATCAGCGATAACGGATTTCCTGAGAAGTCCGTCCCAAGAAACCCGCCACGCGAAAGCCGGCGGGTTTTTGCTTTTGGAACCCTTCCTCAGCCTGTTCCCGTAAGGCGGCAGGCGACTGCCTGGACCGTGGTTCCATCCGCTAGCTGGTACAGGTTTTCCCCAAGCCAGACCACCCCGGTGCCGTCCTGCAAGCAGCAATAGAAGAATGCCTGTTCCCCGTCATCGCAGGGGAGGGAACTGCTCCGGCGCTCGATAACGTATGTGGTGCCGTCTGGGCCAACCGCGATCAGCTCCCTAGGGCGTTTTGTGTAAACCGTCTTCATGGCGCGTCTCCATCTTGATCAGATTACAGATCCCTTGGGTCTATTTGGGCACCATCCGAGCGGCGGGTCAATACACGTTTCGCCCACATCCACACAGCAGATATAGGGACAGGATTTTTAGTTTCGCGGGCATTCTCATGGTGAGCCGCCGGCCTTCCAAGCCGCGCAGCGAGGGTTAGATTCCCTCTGTCCGCTCTACACAAACGAAAGCCCCGGCACGGTTTCTCCGGTCGGGGCTTTTGCATTGCAGCTTTAGTACTCCACCCTTCGCTATCGGGGTCGCGCGCAGGGCATAGCGTGCGGGGTTGGGCATCGCCGCCGGGCGGTGTGCAGTTGGCGGCACCCGGCACTTCTCATGCGAGTCGCACAGTCAAGGCAACGTTGCGCCGGCCGTTGCCTAGAACCCCAGGCTGAATTTGAGTATGGGGAGATAGTCAAAATTCCCCTTGGTGGCCTTTTCTTTTCGATCTAGATCAATTACCACCATGCGGTCTTTGGTGGAGTCAAACTTTGTCTCCAAATACAGAGTGGAGCACAGGCCGGCGGCATTGTCGTCCGCTTGGAAGGCGAAGAAGGAAGAGGTTTCGTCCCAGGCCGAGAGCATTGCAATGCCTCTTACCTTGTCGACAAAGGAATCGTAACGATCCTGGTAAGTCGAGTCGTTCTTAAATCTGAAAGTGACGATGAAATGTGCCATGCGGGATCCCAAAGTGAGGTGGAAATGAGAGCTTTTGCACAACTAAGGACTGAGCCAGTTCTGGACGGTGACCGCGTAGCTCGAAAAAACTGGGTCAATGTGCAGCGAATGATGCGACGAGGGCACGGGCCCTCAGTGACAAGTCAGGGTCTTGTTGAGATTGCGGATGATGTCGTTCCAGTGCAGGCTCTGGAAGAAGGCCTTCCATGGCGTGGGGGTGACCTGCTCCCCGTGGTTAGTACGAAATCGATGTAGAGTCCGTTCACAAAGGAACGGCAATGAAGAAACGATTTACGGAAGAACAGATCATCGGGGTGCTGAAGGAGGCCGAGGCAGGGGCCAAGGTGGCCGAACTGTGCCGCAAGCACGGGATCTCGGAGGCCACCTACTACAACTGGAAGGCGAAGTTCGGCGGTATGACCGTCTCGGACGCCCAGCGACTAAAGGAGCTGGAGCAAGAGAACAACAAGCTCAAGAAGCTGTTGGCTGAATCGATGCTGGACAAGGCTGCGCTTCAGGACCTTTTGAGCCGAAAGTAGCAAGCCCGCAGGCCAAACGCGAAGCGGTCAGAACGTTGATGACCGAGCGCGGCATGGGTATCACCCGGGCCTGCGGGCTGGTAGGCATTTCCCGGTCGCTGTTCGCTTATGAAAGTAAGCGTACGGGTGACGTGGCATTGACCGAGCGCATGAAGGAGATGGCAACGCTCAAACGACGCTACGGCTATCGGCGCATCCATATTCTGCTTCGCCGTGAAGGCTGGCAGACGAATCACAAGCGGGTCTGGCGGCTTTACAGCCAAGCCGGCTTAAGCGTTCGTAAGCGTCGCCGCAAGCGCATCGCTCCCGCAGAACGGGTAGTTCGTCCCGTTGCGACGGCGCCGAATCAGAGCTGGTCGATGGACTTCGTGTCCGACGGACTGGCCTATGGCCGCAGGTTCCGGTGCTTGAACATCGTCGATGACTACACGCGCGAGTGTCTTGCCATCGAGGTCGATACATCACTGCCGGGATTGCGGGTGGCACAGGTGCTGCAACGGCTTGCGGAACTGCGTGGGCTGCCCAAATCCATCACCGTAGACAACGGCCCGGAGTTTGCTGGCAGGGCCTTGGACGCTTGGGCCTATCAGGTCGGCGTGAAGCTGTCGTTCATCAGACCAGGCAAGCCCGTGGAGAATGCATACATCGAGAGCTTCAACGGAAAATTCCGCGATGAATGCCTGAATGAGCATTGGTTCGTGTCGCTGCGCCAAGCCAAATCCTTGATCGAAGACTGGCGCGTCGAGTACAACACCGAACGCCCGCATAGCGCGCTGGGATACTTAACGCCGGAGCAGTTTGCTCAGGCGCATCGGCAACAACGGCTTTTAACCCTGGACTCTATGTCGGTGCCGTACTAAGTCTGGGGGCAGGTCAGGGGCAATGAACTTGAATCCATTGCCGTATCGCCAAACCGGGACGACTGTTCCGGCTAATCCCGCTGACTGAGCGCAAATCTGAAGTTGCTCGATGATGTCTTGTTGGACGCCGGGTGGCTTTGTTCCAAACGCGGGATCAAGCGGGACAATGATCATGTCCTGTCCCTGTTGATTGATATGCGCGATCTCGTATTCAGCCATGTTGACTCTCCAAAAGGTGGGGACGCTGGATAACCGTAGCAAAGAATTCTTACATACTTGTAAGTAATGGCGGTGGGTGAGGCGAGAGATGTACGAGATAAGGATCACGTCCAACCTGAGAGACGTCCTGCGGCGCCTAGATGCATTCACGGCCAAGCAGCTGCCGTTTGCGATGGCGCAGGCCATCAACGCGACCGCGGCCCGTGTTCAGGCGGCCGAGCAGGCCAACATCAAGACGACCTTCGACAACCCGACGCCATTCACGCAGAAGTCTGTCGGGGTGAGCAAGGCCCGCAAGTCGTCACCGGTGGCGGTGGTCTACATCAAGAAGATCGCGGCCGCCTACCTGCTGCCCTACGAGACAGGCGGCGTCCACAAGCTGAACAGCAGGGCGTTGCTGAATCCCAAGGGGGTGAAGCTGAATAGCTACGGCAACCTGCCTCGTGCCTCTATGGGGCGCATGAAGGCTAGGCCGGACGTCTATGTAGGCTCGATACGCACGCGCAACGGCCAATCCGTAAACGGGGTGTGGCAGCGCGTTGCGCCCAAGAAGGCGCGTGGCGTGAAGGCAGGTGGGCGGCTCCAGGCGGTGACGACCGGGCAGTTGGCGAACCAGCAGAACCGGGGTGGGCGCCTGAAGCTATTGATCCGCTTCGGGGATGCGCTTCCCGTCAAGAAGCAGCTGAACTTCGGTGCAACGGCGCGCGAGGTCGTGGAGAGGGACTTCCCCCGCGACTTCGAGGCAGCGCTGGCTCAGGCGCTGAAGACGGCTAGGTGAGATGGATATGAAGAGAACGAGAAAGGCTGTGCTGCATGATGTGACGCGCCTTGCCCGCGGCAGATCGGTTCGTATTGCTCGGCGCTGGCGGAGATTGGCGGCCAAGCAGTTGGATGCAGCCCTTCATGCCGCCCAGCCCTTTCGGGGTGAGCGGGCTACGGCTGCGACGGTGGAAGACTTGACGCTCGCCATCCGGGCCGCCATTGCCATCGTGGATGACCGTCATGGTCGCCTGTATTCCTGATCGTGCTTGCCTCGCCGCTATCTGGCTTTCGGATGGGTCCCCTTTAGGGGGTCAAGCAACGCGGGCATTGCGCGCCGCGTTTTGGGCCCAGCGCCAAGGTGTGAAAGGTGTTCGCACCTGTTCGCACCGGAGCGCCAAGACCGCCGCAAGCGAGTATCCACGCGGCATTCGGGGATTTTTAGGGTGCGAACACCTGTTTGCACTGGTGTTCGCACTTTGGTTCGCACTGGCATGTTCGCGCGATCAGCCGAAACGCAATGCCCACGCGGGCTGGCAGGGATTCTCGCCGTGAGAAATCGCGCCTGGAATTGGGTGCGAACAGGACTTTGGGAGGTGTTCGCACCGTGGCGAAAGCGGAAAAGGGTCTTTCTATCCGGGAGTTCGCCCGCCGTGAAGGCTGCTCCGACACGCTGGTGCGGCGCGCGATCACGCAGGGCCGGTTGAAGGCGAGGAAGGATGGAACCATCGACCCGGCCCTGGTCGGCACTCCGTGGCGCCAGGCTAATGCGACTGCTGCGAAGTCTGCGGCAACGCCCTCGACGCCAGCGGCGAGTCGAAAGAAGGTTGACGCCCAGGGCGCCAGCGACGCGGCGGTTGAGGATGGGGACTCGCTGGAGGATGTTGCCGACCGGCTATTGAACGAGGGCGACGGCGTTGACTACGCCGAGGCCCTGCGTCGAAAGGAGAACTGGCTGGCGCTACTGCGGCAGCTGGAATACGAACAGAAATCCGGGGCGCTGGTGGAGCTTGCCGTAGCCCAGGCCGTACTTTTCGAAGCCTTTCGGGGGCAGCGCGATGCATGGCTGAACTGGCCCGCGAAGATTGGTCCGCTGCTGGCCGCCGAGCTTGGGCTGGAAGAGGCCGACCGGGTCACCGAGGCTTTGACTGCGCATGTCCACAAACAAATCTCAGAACTTGGCGAACCCGCCGCCGACTTCAGCCCAGGGTAAGCAGGCCGCATTGTGGCGGGCTGCTCGCCAGGGGTGGACACCGCCGCCGCGCATCAGCGTGCCGGAATGGGCGGACCGATATCGGAAGCTTGCGAAGGAGGCCGGTAGTACCTCGGGGAACTGGTCGACCAGCACTGTGGAGGTCGCGCGCGGCCCGATGCTCGCACCGACGGAACCTGGCGTACACGTCATCACGGCCATGGTCAGCACGCAGATGCTGAAGACCGCGTTGCTGGAGAACATATTCGGGTATTTCGCCCACCTGGATCCCTGCCCGATGCTGCTGCTGCAGCCTAAGGAAGACGCCGCGGAGCAATTCAGCAAGGAGCGCATCAACCCCATGGTGCGGGTGACGCCGGTGCTGCGAGAGTTGGTGGGATCCAGCAAGACACGCAATGCCGACGAAACACTGCTGTTCAAGTCATTCCCTGGGGGCTTCCTGGCATTGGCGGGCGCCGGAAGTCCTGACAACCTGGCGCGCCGGCCGGTGCGGGTGATTCTTGCCGACGAAGTCGACAAGTACCCTGTCACCCGGGAGGGCGATCCAATCTCGCTCGCGGAAGAGCGTACGGCGAGCTTCGGCGCCAACTGGTTGTCGGTCCGGGCTTGCTCGCCGACCGTGCAGGACGAAAGCCGAATCGAGAAAAGCTACTTGTCTTCGGACCAGCGGCGCGCCTCCGTATGCTGTCCCGGGTGCGGCCATCGCCAGTTTCTGGACTTCTTCCGTCACGTCGATTGGAAGAAGCGCAAGGACGACAAGGGCGTGGTGCTGGAGCATTTTCCCAGGACCGCACGAATCTTCTGCGAGGCGTGTGGTCTGGGGTGGTCGGAAGGCGAGCGTCTGATGACGCTGCGCACCGTGCGTTGGCACCAGACGCGCCCCTTCAACTGCTGCGGCAGCCGGCACGTGCCCCTGGACATGTACGACCGCGCCTGGCGCGATGCCGAGGCCGGGGACCCCGGCAGTGGCGGCATTACGGCGGTGGACGCCGTGTGGGACTGGTGGGCGAGCGAGCGACACGCCGTGTATCGCGTGAAGTGTCCGGACTGCGGCACCTGGGCCGTGGACAACCAGCACGCCGGCTTTCAGGCCAGCAAGCTTTATTCCCCCTGGAGCAAGGACAAGCCATCGGACATTGCGACGAAGTGGTTGGCGGCAAAGGATGACGAGGATCTGAAGCAGGCATGGTGGAACACCCAGATGGGCATGCCCTATCGGGCACACAGCGGCAAGGATCTGGATCTGGAAACGCTGGCATCGCGCGGCGAGCTATGGGCGGCGCAAGTTCCCTTCGGTGTCGGGGTATTGACTGCCGGCCTGGACGTGCAGCCGGACCGTGTGGAATGTGAACTGGTCGGCTGGGGGCGAGACGAGGAAAGCTGGTCCATCGACTACGAGGTGTTCGAAGGCGATCCAGAGACACCGGAGCTGTGGGCACGCGTAGATGCGTACTTGCTGAAGACTTGGTATCGCCACGACGGGCGGCCGTTTAACGTGTCGTCCGCGTGTATCGACTCCGGCGGCCACAACACGCAGCGCGTCTACGATTTCGCGAAGGCCCGTTTGGGCCGTCGAATCTATGCGATCAAGGGGGAATCCGCGCGGAATGGACAGCGCTCGCCGGTCTGGCCGACGAAGGTCCCGAGCCGCCGAAACAAGGCCACCTATCGCCCGACCATCATCGGCGTGAACACCGCCAAGGACACAATCCGGAATCGGTTGAACAAGGACGCGCCGGGCCCGGGATTTATGCACTTTCCCGCGGATCGCGATCTGAATTACTACGCGCAGCTCACGTCCGAGCGAATCGTCGTCAAGGAAGCGAGCGGGCACAAGTACCGCGTCTGGGAATTGCCCTCGGGACGCGCCAACGAGGCGCTGGACTGCCGGGTATACGCCTATGCCGCGCTCTGTGCATTGATCCACTTCGGTCTGAAGCTGAATCGGACCGTCGAGGACCTGGCCGAGGTTCTGCATGGTGCGCCGCCGTTGCCTGAGGGCGAAGTCTCTGTCGCGCCGACGCCGCAGGTTGGCGCAGCCCAGGGCGGTCCCTCCGTGCGGGTCAAGTCGGCTGCGCCAGGGCGCTCGCGTGTGAGCAAACTTGCATAACGAGGTACGCAATGAGCGTCTATGACGGAATGAGCAGGGCGGAAATGCAGGCGCGGCTGGCCGCCCTGAAGGCCGCCTATTTTGAACTCCTGACCGGGAAGCAGGTTGCAGCGGCCAGCTACGCGCAGTCGGACGGATCTAAGTCGGTCACCTACAGGGCGGCGGATATGAGCAGGCTCCAGGGCGAAATTGCCCTCCTGCAGCAACTGCTTGGCATCGCCCCTCGGGCGCGCCGGCAGATCAACTTCGTGATGCGCTGATGGAAAACACTATCTCTATCCTCGACAGGCACGGAAAGCCGTTGCCTGCTGTTCGCCGTCGCGGGGCAATGTTGGCGCCAGGCAGCAACGCGCCCTATGACGCCGCCGACCAGAACGGCGGCCACGTGCGTGATTGGCAACCATACCTCTGGTCTCCGGACGGTGAAGTCAACATGTATCGCGACCGCCTCGCGGCGCGTGCGCGTGACCTGATCCGCAACGACGGCTGGGCGACCGCCGCGGTGATGCGGACCGTCGACAACGTCATCGGACCTGATTTCCGGCCGATTTCGAAGCCCGATTATCGATGGCTGCGGACTGTGACCGGCATCGAGGCGTTCGATCACCGTTGGGCCGATGAATTTGGCCAGGCCGTGGAAGCCAACTGGCGCTCGTGGGCGAACGATCCTGCCTTCTACTGCGATTCGGAGCGGATGCTGTCGTTCCCCCAAATGATGCAACTGGGGTTTCGACATCACCTCATCGACGGCGACTCGCTCTCGATGCTGCATTGGCTGCCGCAGCGCATCGGGGTGGGGCGCGCTCGCTATGCAACGGCCGTGCAGATCATGGACCCGGACCGTCTTTCGAATCCGCAGCAGAACTTCGATCAGCAGGCGCTACGCGGAGGCGTGGAGGTCGACAGTTACGGCGTTCCGACCTGGTATCACATTCGGCGCGCTCATCAGGGAGACTGGTTCAGCGCGGGCGAAAGCGTGCGGTGGGACCGTATCCCACGAGAGACGGATTGGGGGCGTCCGATTGTGGTGCATAGCTTCGACCATGATCGGGCGTCGCAGCACCGTGGCGTTGGCTTTCTGACGCCGGTGATCCAGCGGTTCAAGATGCTGATCAAGTACGACAGCACCGAACTGGATGCGGCCATCATCAACGCATTCTTTGCGGCCTACATCCAAAGCCCGTTCGATCCCGATCTGGTCGAAGAAGCCCTGTCCGGCTCGGACAAGGTCAGCGCGTACCAGCGCGAGCGTTCGCAGTTCCACCAAGAGCGCCGAACCCGCATGGGCGATGTTGGCATGACGCACCTGTACCCGGGGGAGACTATCGGCACGGTGGCCTCCAGTCGCCCGAGCAGCAATTTCGCCTCGTTCGAAAGCGCGATGTTGCGGCATTTTTCGGCCGGGACTGGGTTGGCCGCACAGCAGATTAGCCAGAACTGGGCCGAGGTGAACTACAGCGCCTATCGTTCCGCGATGCTGGAGGCGTGGAAGACATTCGCCCGCCGACGGATCGGCTTTGCGTCTGGACAGGCGCACCCGATCTACTGCGCATGGCTGGAGGAATCCATGGACGTGGATGACTATCCGATGCCGCGAAACGCGCCTGAGTTCATCGAGGCACGCGCGGCGTATGCGCGAGCTAAGTGGATGGGGCCTGGCCGCGGCCTGGTGGATATCGTCAAGGAGCGCCAAGGCGCGCTGCTCGGGATCGATGGAGGCATGTCTTCGCTGGAGGATGAATGCGCCGAGATCTCCGGCACCGACTGGCGCGATGTGGCCGACCGCCGTGCTATCGAAATGGAACGCTACGAGCGATTGGGGCTTCCCATTCCCGCAGTGCTCCAGGGGGCGGACTCGAAAGACGCAGTCCAAGTACCGGAGGAAAAATAAATGCGTTTTGCGCACTTGGGCCAGCGGCTGTTCAACACGCCGCTGGCGATTCGCCAGGACAAGGCTGAGGTCATCATGGCCGCACTCGCCGAGCGGCTGGGCGTCAGCCAGATCATGCGTTTGGACGGAGCGAACCTGCGCCCGATGGCCTGGGATGACTATGACGACGACCTGACCAAACCCGGCGAGACGATTCGCGACGCCGGCTATGACATGGTGGGCGATACGCCGGTCGCCTGCATCAAGGTGCATGGCACGCTGGTGCAGAAGCTGGGCTCGCTCCGCCCCTATTCGGGCATGACGGGCTATGACGGTATTCGGCAGAGCATCCTGAGCGCTCACGCGGATCCGGCCGTCGAGGCGATTGTGCTCGACGTGGACTCGCCGGGTGGCGAGGTCGCGGGCTGTTTCGACCTGGTCGACACCATCTATGGCCTGCGGGGCGACAAGCCCATATGGGCGCTCCTGACGGAGTCGGCCTATTCGGCGGGATACGCGATTGCCAGCGCCGCCGACAGGGTCGTCGTGCCGCGCACTGGTGGCGTCGGTTCCATCGGCGTAATTGTGATGCACGTCGACCTGTCGAAGGCGCTGACGGCGTCGGGAGTGGCGGTGACCTTCATCACGTACGGGAGCCACAAAGCGGACTTCCGCCCGGAGCTTCCCCTCTCGGAGGAGGCGCTGAACAGTGTCCAGGCCGAGATCAACACGATGGGCGAGCTTTTCGTGGAGACGGTCGCCCGCAATCGAAACATCGCGCCCGAATCCGTGCGCGACACACAGGCCGCCTGCTTCATGGGGGCGGCCGGCGTCAGCCGCGGCTTGGCGGACGCAGTCATGGCGCCCGACGCCGCCTTTCTTGAACTGCTGGACCTGCTGGGCCGGTAAACAACCTGTGAGACTACTGCAATGAAGAAGAAAACCTTCGCTTCTGCCCCCTTCGCCTCGTTGCTGGGCCTGGGGCGCGCCCGAGGCGCCCGCGCTGAACAAGACGACGAGGACGACAAGGACAAGCCGGACGACGACCGCAAGCAGCGGGAGGGCGAGTCCGATGAGGACTATGCCCGGCGCATGGAAGAGCGTGACCGTGAAGACGACGAGCGCGACGACGTGCTGGAAAACGGGGAGGACCCGGACGCCGAAAAGGACGACGACGGCGACGACAAGGAAAAGGACTCGTCGAAGAAGGCCGCCAGGGCGGCCGAGCGGGCACGCTGCGCCCGCATCGTGGCGCACGGTCTGCGCTTGGGCGTGGCGCGACAGGCTTGCGTTTTTGCCTTCGACACGGGCATGTCGTCCAACGCCGCTATCGCCGCGTTGGACGCAGGCAGGGCGGACCAGGCGCCGCCGGCGCGCCGCACCCTGTCCGAGCGCATGCAGGGCGCGAACGTGCCCAACCCGGGATCGGGTGGTGGCGAAGTTCAGATGACCCTGGCCGAGAAGATCGTCGCAGCTGCCAAGAAGCGCCGCGGCGAGGCTTGATCATCACAATTCAGCTATTCAGGAGTATTCCTTATGACGCTTCCCATCAATTCCGTGGGGAACAATCCCCAACAGCCCGGCATCCGGGCCGATGTTTACATTCCCGATCAGTTGATCGCCGGCGGTCTGCAGATCGTTTCGCAACCGATCATTCTCGCCGCCGGAAAGCTGCCGCGCGGGTCGGTCCTAGGCATGATCACGAGCAGCACCGCGGTTACCACGGCTGCTGACGAGAACACGGGCAATGGCACCATCGGTGCCGTCACGGTCGGCACCGATGCCAAACTGGGAAACTACCTTCTGACCGCCACTGCCGCCACCACCTTCAAGGTGGTCGACCCGGAAGGAACCACGCTCGCGAATGCGACTGTAGGCACTGCATACACCCAGGGTGGCCTGGGGTTCACCATCGCCGCTGGCGCCACCGCATTCGTGGCCGGGGACGAGTTCGTGATCGACGTCAACGACGCGGTCGGCCAGTTCGTTCTCTCGGCGAAAGGCGCGAGCGACGGCAGTCAGGTTCCCTCGGCCATTCTGGCGGACCATGCGGACGCCACGGCCGGGCCGGTCAATGCCGGCGCATATGTCCAGGTGGAAGTGAACGGCCGCGCGCTGCATTACGACCCGAGCTGGACGTTGCCCGCGCTGACCGCGGCCTTGCGCCAGTACGCGATCCACGTCAAGTCGTCGGTCTCGGCGGCTGACCCGATCTAAGAACCACGCGCAACGCACGAGAGAGGTCCCGCCCAGCGGGGCCTTTTTTTCTTCAGATCGCCAGAACACTCTACGGAGATGACGAATGCCTTCCAATTTGGTCTATAGCACCATCGACCTGATCCAGGTCGTTCCGAACCTGAAAACCGCGCAGTCCTTCCTGCTGGACAGGTTCTTCCCCAACATCATCACGTCCGATAGCGAAGAGGTTGCCATCGACGTCGACATCGGCAAGCGTCGCATGGCCCCGTTTGTCTCGCCCCTGGTCGAAGGCAAGCTGGTCGAACAGCGCCGGTTCCAGACCAACACTTTCAAACCGGCCTACATCAAGGACAAGCGCGCCCCGGATCTGCTCAAGCCGGTCCGCCGTATGATCGGCGAACGCATCGGCGGCGACCTCAAGGGCATCGAGCGCGAGATGGCCAACCTCGAAGCTGAAATGACCGACCAGGTGGACATCCTGACCCGTCGCCTGGAATGGATGGCCGCCAGCGCGCTGCGTCTGGGCCAGGTCACCATCGAAGGTGAGGGCTTCGAAACCGTGATCGTGGACTTCGGTCGCGCATCGGACTTGACAGTCGCCCTTACCTCGAACCGGAAGTGGACCGCCGCCAACGTTGCCGCGGGCACGGCGTCGCCGACGCGCGACATCGAGACTTGGGCGACCCGCATCCTCAAGCGTTCCGGCGCGACGACGTCGGATCTGGTGTTCACGCCCAGCTCGTGGGCCGGCTTCATTCTCGATCCGGCCCTGAAGGGCGCCATCGTGTTGCCGGCCCAGGCATCGTTCGGCAACGTGATCAACCCGGGGGCCGAGGTCAAGCAGGGCGCGGTCTACAAGGGCAAGTGGGGCCAATTCGACCTGTGGCTCTACAACGACTGGTTCGTGGACGAGAACGATACCGAACGCCCGATGCTGTACGACGGTGACGTGATCATGTCCGGCCCGAACCTGCAGGGCACGCGCGCATTCGGCCAGATCATGGATCCCGCCTTCAACTACCAGTCGTTGCCGTTCGCTCCCAAGACCTGGGTGCAAGAAGATCCGGCGCAACGTCTGCTGATGATGCAGTCTTCGCCCATCGTCATCCCCAGCCGGGTGAATGCGTGCCTGTCGGCCAACGTCTGCGACCCGGCGGTGGAATGATGAGCGCGGCCAACAATCAGAAGGACAAGGGGCCGGCCGCTGCGAAGCTCGTGGCGGCCGTTGTCGCGCGCGGTCGCACGCTGCTGGTCGATGACGGAAAGTCGCTGGCGGCAGGCGAAGAGATTGAGTTGCCCGCCGCCGAAGTAGAGCGCCTGCGGCAGCTCGGCTTCCTGGAGGATCCGGAAGCGCCGGTGATTCGTCGGGACAACGGTCCGCGCTTCGGATCCGCCGCCGGTCCCCAGATCCGCCGAGGCTGACATGGTTGATTTCGACCAGGTCAACCAGGCCATTAACGGCGCGTTTGGTGAGGAACTGGTCTATCAACCTGTGGGCGGCGGCAAGTCCGAGCCCGTGCCCGGCGTCTTCACCGATGCCTACAAGACGGCGTTCCAAGATGGGCAGGGCGGCGTCGGGTGGGTGACGACAGCACCGAGCGCGGGCTTTCGGCTGGCCGATCTGCCGCGGGCGCCCGCGAAGGACGACCGCATCACCCGCAAGAAGACCGGCGAATCGTTCCTTGTCTTCGAACAGCAGCCGGACGGCATGGGCTGGGTACATCTGAAACTGAAAAAGCTATGACCACGACAAACCAACTTCGCGCCTTGGCAGTGCAGGCGCTGACGAACACGACCGACGCGGGCGCGCGGGCGTACTCGCCGCGGGACCAGGCCTCCTGGGACGGAGAGTATCCCGTGTTGTTCGTGCGCACGAACGATGAGGACGGCGTTTCGTTCGGTCGAAGCGGCGCTCCGGCGTTCACGGTGACTTCGGCGCTGGTTGTCGAGGCGAGGGCTGATCACCCTGGCGAGCCGGACGACGCCGGCGCGGCTGCCTTGCTGGTCAAGCTGGAATCCTTGCGAGACCAAATCAAGGCTGCCGTCATCAACTACCCGCCGCTCATGCGGGAACTCAACCAGTTCTCCTATTTCCGCACCCGCATCGCGCCGGGCCCGGAAGACGCCGGGCACCATCTGGGTTCGGTGCTGGTGGAACTGGGGCTGGAGTTCGTGCAGGGGCCGGAGGATTTCTTCCCTGTGCCGACCAATCCCTTGGAAGGGGTGGATACGCGAATTCAAATGCCCGACGGCACCACCGTTCCCGGCTTGGATATCGACCTTCCGCAATAGGAGCTTCGCATGTACATCAAACCTCGTCCGGGCCTGAAGGTGTTCGACCCGGTACGCAAACAGTTCATGCCCGACGAGGGCATGCCCGTGGACGAAAACGACCTGTACTGGGCGGCGCGCATGCGCGACGGCGACGTGGTCGAAGCGGACGCCCCTGGCGCGCGGACGTCGACCACCAACGAGGTGCCACCGGCACTGCCCAATAAGGGGGCAAGTAAATGATCCAGTTTCCCAACGTTCCGCAGAATTTGCGGGTTCCGCTGTTCTTCGCTGATATCGATCCGAGTCGCGCGAACACCGGTCAGATCAACCAGCGCGCGCTGATTATCGGCCAGATCACGACCGCAGGCACGGCGGTTCCGGGCAAGCCGGCGATTTCCCAGGGCGCCAACGAGGCGAAGGTGCTGGGCGGCCAGGGTTCGATGCTGGCGCTCATGACGGCCGTCTATCGCGCGCGTGACAGCTTCGGTGAGGTTTGGTATCTCCCGGTGGCAGACGATGCCTCGGCCACCGAAGCCAAGGGCGCAATCAGCTTCACTGCGGCAGCGACGGCCACCGGCGTGCTGTCCCTGTATATCGCGGCGTTCTCCGGTTCGCCGGTAGTGTCGCTGGTCTGCACGCCGAGCATGACGACCGCTCAACTTGCGACGGCGCTGGCGGCGCAGATCAACGCCGCCGCTGATCTGCCGGTTTTGGCCGAGGTGGATGCGGAGTCCGCTACCAAGGTGAACTTGACGGCCAAGAACAAGGGGCTGGCGGGCAACGACATCGACGTGCGCCTGAACTTCTACGGCGCACTGAGTGGCGAGGTGCTCCCGGCCGGCCTGGGTGTCACCATCACCCCGATGTCCGGCGGACAGGTCAACCCGACGCTGACCACTGCGCTGGCCAACCTGGGCGATATGACCTTCGATTTCATCGCCATGCCGTACAACGACGCCGCGTCGCTGAATGCCGTCAAGGCGTTTCTGTCCACGACGACCGGCCGCTGGAGCTGGTCCAAGGGGCTGTATGGGCACGCCTACGGCGGCTTCCGCGGCACGCTGGGTGAATGCCATACCTTTGGCTCCACCCGCAACGACGAGCATGTATCCATCATGGGCTTCAACAATTCGCCCACGCCCTCGTGGATTCTGGCCGCTGATCTGACGGCAGCGGCGGCGATATCGTGTCGCGCAGATCCGGCCCAGCCGATGCAAACCGTTCCGCTGGCGAGCTTCCTGCCGCCGCCGCTGGAGTCGCGGTTCCAGCTGACCGACCGCAACACGCTGCTCTATACGGGCATCAGCACATTCACGGTGGCAGACGACGGCACGGTGGCGATCGAAAACCTCATCACGACCTACCAGCTGAACGCGTTCGGCCAGCCGGACAACAGCTATCTGGAAGTCGAGACGATGAACACGTTGACGGCGGTCCTGCGGCGCCTGAAGCTGGTGGTGACGTCCAAGTACGCCCGCAAGAAGCTGGCGGCCAACGGCACGCGGCCGGCGCCCGGATCCAACATCGTGACGCCCAGCACCATTCGGGCCGACCTGACGGCGGACTACCAGTCCATGCAGGACGACAGCGGCTGGGTGCAGGGGGCTGACGTGTTCGCCAAGGGCCTGATCGTGGAGCAGAACCGCACCAACCCCAACCGGGTGGACGTGCTGTATCCGGCAATCCTGATCAATCAGCTGCGCATCTTCGCCCTGCTCATGCAGTTCAGCAACATCGTGCCGGCCAGCGAGGCCGCCAGCGCGTAAACCCGCGCGGCTGTGGCATAGCGCCGCCTTCGGGCGGCGTCTTCATTTATAGGAGCCGATTATGGCGAATCTGTTGGCCGGCACCGCGCAAATCTCGGTGGACGGCAATTCCTACATGTTGGAGGGAGCCGGAAAGTACAGCCCCTCCACAGTCACCCGCACCAGCCTGGTGGGCCAGGATGGATATCACGGGGTCAAGGAAATGCCGGTCCCTGGCTCGATTTCCTTCACCTGCCGTGACGCTGGGAATCTGACGGTTTACGACTTCAACCGCATGCGCAATGCGACGGTGGTACTGCAGCTCGCCAACGGCAAGACCGTGGTTGGGCGCAGCATGGCCTGCGTTGACGCGCAGGAAGTTGACACGACCGAAGCCACCTTCGATGTCAAGTTCGAAGGCCCCCTCGTTTCTGAACAGACCGTGAGCTGATATGCCGAAGAAAGAAATTCCTGATGAATTGACGATCACCCTGCGCAAAGCCATCACGTTGGGCCAGGGGGCGGATGCGGAGACCTTCACCGAAATGCTCCTGCGCGAGCCGGTGGTAGAAGAACTTCTCACCTTCAACAAGGACAGCGCCAAGGACGCCGGAGATGCGCTGCGCAAGCTGATCGCCAAGATTTCGACGTTGCCCATCGCGGTGGTCAACCGCGTCGGCGCGCGGGACTTCACCAAGGCGTCCAACTACCTGACTTCGTTCATGAACGACGACGAGGACGAGATTGGCGCCGAAGAAGAGGAAGCCGGCGCGGGAAAGTAGTCCGGCCAGTGCCTGATTGGGAGCTGATGACGGCGGCGGTGGCGAAGTTCTACGCCTGGCCGCCGCGTGAGGTTCTCCGGCTACGGCTGAGTGAACTGCGGTGGTGGCACGTCATGGCAGAGCGCGTGGAGGCACAACATGGCCAATGAACTGGCATTCCGAATTTCGGCGATAGATAACGCCTCGAAGGTGGGCAATAAGGTCGGCAACTCGTTCTCGCGCATTGGGGATCGAGCGGCGCGGATGTCTGGCCGCCTGACAAGCGTGGGCAAGACCGGCGCGACCGCGCTGGGCAAGATTACATCCAGTCTGAATTCGGTTTCGCAGGGTGCCCGGACCGCTGCTGATCGAATTTCGTCCATCATCCCTGGCATGTCGGCACTTGTCGGCCTAGCGGGGGCCGCCGGCGTCGGCGCGCTGGCGCAACGGTGGGGGGATCTGGGAGCGAGCCTGCAGCGGACCTCTCGCCAGCTGGGCATGTCGACGCGTGGGCTGCAAGCATGGCACTACGCTGCCAAGCGGGCAGGGGTGACCGCAGAGCAGTTCGATCAGAGCATGCTGTCCTCGCAGAACACCATCCGGGAAGCCGCGTTCGGGGCCAACCCGCAGGCCATGATGCTGATGCAGCGCCTGGGCGTGAGAGTGTCCCGCGGCAAAGACGGCCAGATCGACTACGAGCGGACGCAGCACGACATCTTGACCGCTCTGGGGAAGATCAAAAATCCTGCGGGCCAAAGGACCGCGGCGGACGCGCTGGGGATGGGAGCGCTATTGTCCATGATCCAGCGGGGCACTTTCGACGCTGACCGCGCCGAAGCTGGCAAGCGGGGGTATATCTTCGGCGACGAAGCGATAGAGCGCGCGACCGTGTTTCAGGACAAGATCAACGGGCTGAAGGCCAGCACGGGCGCCCTGGCAAACACCATCGGCGACAAGCTCATTCCGGTCCTGGCTCCCATGATCGAGAAGCTGAGATCATGGCTGGATGAAAACCGCGTGAACATCGCAGACCGATTTGCCGAGGCAGTTGGAAAGCTGACCTCGTGGATCGCCAGCATCGACTGGGGGGCGTGGTACGAGCGCGTGAACAAGATCGCCGACGCGTTTGGCGGCTGGGGCAACGCGCTGGCCGGCATCGTCGCAATCAAGTTCGCTGCGACTATGGCGCAGTGGGGCCTTTCCCTGGCTGCGTTGGTGACGAGCTTGAGCGCGGCGAGGGCGGCCGCTTTGGCACTCCAGGCTACGGCCGCGGGCGCGGCCGGAGCAGGTGCGGCGGCTGGTGGTATCGGCTTCGGTACGGCGCTCGGCGGCACGGCACTCGCTGCTGCCGCGGTAGGGGCACCAATCGCGCTTACTGGAGCCTATCTCCAGCACCAGATGACTGGTACGCCGGAAGGAGTCAAGCAGCGGATTGCCGACCGTAGAGCGCGCATCAAGGAGTTGGACGAACTGATCGAGCTTGATCCAGGAAGTGCCGCGAGATACCAGGCGGAAAAGGTGCCTCTAGAAAGAGACATCGCTGAATACTCGGCGAAGTTGGAGCAACTCAAGGGAGGGCAGCCGAACGCCATGGCGGCAGCCCTGTTCGACAACCTGGAGAAGCAGCATGGGTTGCCCCAAGGATTGCTTGACAGCGTCTGGCTGCAGGAGTCCGGGCGTGGCAGGAACATGCTGTCTTCGGCTGGCGCGCAAGGGCATTTTCAGTTTATGCCTGCCACGGCGAAGGAATGGGGTCTCAAGGATCCCAACAATCTAGAAGAGTCGTCAGAGGCAGCTGCCCGCTACCTAAAGTGGCTTCTTGGCCGGACCGGTGGCGATGTGAAGAAGGCGCTGGCGGCGTACAACGGCGGCATCGGCAATTTAGAGCGGCTTGGGCTTGAAGGCATGCCCGCGGAATCCCAGAAGTACTACAGGGATGTTCTTGGTCGCTTGGGCCAGACGGCTACACCGGTTGGCCTTGCGGGCGGAGACGGCGGGAAGGGGGCTATGGCAGGAATGGGCGCCGGGCCGGGGGTCGATGGTCTGAAGGATGCTCTCGACGCGTCGCTGCAGAAACTGACGTTGCAGGTCAACGTGTCGGCGCCGCCTGGCACGCGTGTTGATGCGACGAGTGGCGATGGCGCGGGGATGTCGGCGCGCGTGAATTACTCAATGGGGCTGGGAGCGATGCCATGAAAGTGACAGACGTCGTAAAGGTCGCGGGCAGCATTGGAGGGGTTGCTAATGCCATCGGTGACCTACTCGGGCCTGGTGCTGGCAGTTGGGAGGCGTCGCTACAACAAGCTTCGTATGGCGGTGTTCCGTTCGGAGTGAACGGGGCGCGGCTGCATGCCGGTCGTCGCCAGGCCGTTCACGTCTACCCATATCGGGACGAGGTGTGGGCAGAGGATCAAGGCAAGCTGCCCAGGCAATTCCGGATCCATGGGTTCCTTATCGAAGACAGCGCCATCTACGGCGGTGGGGGCGTGGTAGGCCAACGCGAAGCCTTCCTGACGGTCTGCGAGACCGCCGGTCCGAAGACGCTGGTTCATCCCACGTTGGGGACTGTCGCCAACGTCGTTTGTCTGGATCTGGAGCTGGAAGAGCGTAAGGACCTTGGGCGGGTCTTCGAGTTCACTATGTCGCTCATCGTCAGCGGCGAGCGGAAGTACCCGCAGTCCGGCGAGTCAACGGGCGACCAGGTGAGCGAGGCTGCGGATGCTGTTCGGAAGGGCAGCTTGCTGGACATGGCGCGCAGGGTCGCCGCCGCGGTCAGGCAAGGCGTTGCGGTTGTCCGCCAGGTGGTGAATACCGCCTTGCGCTATTACCAGATGGCCGTCGGGATCGTGAATGGCGTGCGCCGAGTCTTCAACGCGGTTTCCAGCTTGCGCGGCAACTTCGGGCGGCTATTTGGCGGGGGAATTCGGGCTTTCTAACCTCGAATCGGAAGGCGTCCCCCGGGGCGTCAGCGGGCGACTTGCTGGCGGCGAACGTGGCTGCCAGTGCTGCCGTTGCCGCGGCCGGCGTGAAGTTGCAGCAGGCGGCGGCGAACATCGCCGACACCGCGGCGTATGGCGATGCCGCCAATGAGTTCGTGCAGTCGGTAGCGGCCACCGCGGTTGATCCGGCTGATGGCATGGCGATGCTGGCGCGCTTGGCGACCTTCCAGCCGACGGGGGAATCGACCAATTCACCTATCGGGCAGGCGATCAAGACCGCGAACGATGCATGTTCCGCCCATCTTCGACGCGTCGCCATCGCCGCGCTGGCTCAGGCAGCTGCCGACTACCAGCCGTTCTCGCAAGAGGATGCGTTGAAGGTGCAGACGGAGGTTGTCGGAATCCTGGACAGCGAGATCCTGATCGCGGGCGATGGAGGAGACGATGCGAGCTATGACGCGTTGCGTCAGCTGCGGAAGGCTGTCGTCGCTGACCTTCAATCGAGGGGCGGCAATCTGGCCGAGATGGGGGTGTTCTCCTTCAAGGCTTCTCAGCCCTCCTTAGCGCTGGCAAATCGAATTTACCGGGATCCGGCGCGCGCCGAAGAGCTGGTGCGGCAGGTCAACCCTATTCACCCGGCGTTCATGCCGCCCGAGTTTGAGGCTTTGTCGAAATGAATGGTGATGATCTGACGCTGCGCATTTCCACATCGACCCGTGTCGGGAGAGGGTACGAACTGTCCAACACCCGAATTCTCGGCGGCTGGCAGGAAGTGCGCTTTACGAGAGGCATTGAGCGTTGCCCTTCGGACTTCCTGGTGAAGATGACCGACCGTTATCCGATAGCGACCAGGCCTGAAATGCAGGTGCAGCCAGGGGATTACTGCGAAGTGTTCCTCGGGGAGGACCGAGTTTCCACCGGATGGATTGATCGCTTCGTGCCTTCGTTTACCGACGGCGCGCATTCGGTCACCTTGGTCGGGCGTAGCAAGTGCCAGGACATTGTGGACTGCGCGGCGGTTTTCGATGGCTTTCAGCTTACCAATGCCAGCGCGTTGTATATCGCGCAGACGCTTTGCGCCCCATTTGGCATCAAGGCGAGCCTGGCCGAAGGTACGAATCAGGGGGCTCCCATCGAGCAGGTGGTAATTATCGCTGGCGAGAGCGCCTATGACGTCCTGGAGCGGGTTTGCCGATACCGTGGTCTTCTACTGTACGACACGCCGTCGGGCGATCTGCTGCTTTCAGGCATCGGGCTACAGGCCGCGGCTAGTGGCTTCCAGGAGGGCGTGAATATTGGCTCGGCCGTCGCGTCGTACTCGATGGATCAGAAGTTCAGCGACTACTACGCGATCTATCAGGGGCTGGACCAGTTCAGCGATGTTGGTGGCGCTCCGAACCAGATCGCGCATCTGGTGGATGAAAGCGTGCCTCGATATCGACCGCGGGTTGTGCTGTCGGAGAACCTTCTGGGCGGAAGCGCGGTGGCTGAAGACCGGGCGAAGTGGGAAATGTCTCGGCGGCAGGGGCGGTCCTTTTTTGTCCGGCTGAACACCGACAATTGGCGGGATTCGGCGGGGGCGCTGTACACGCCCAACACGATGGCTTCCCTTGCGATTCCATCCTTGAAGCTGGGATCCGAGGTCGCGCCAGTTTCGTGGTTGATCGCCGAGACGACCTACAACCGCGGGCGCGCAGGTACCACCTGCGACGTGGTACTGATGCCGCCGCAGGCCTTCTATCAGCAGCCCTTCATCTGGGCTCAATTCGCACCGGACCAAGTGGTGGGGTGATATGGAACAAGCAATCGAAAGGCTGTGGCGCCGGCTTCAGATGATGGTTGGGCGCGGTGTCGTCACGGCCGTGGACGACAGCGGGCCGGTGCAGTTGATGCAGGTGAGGGCCAGCGGGTTGGAAGTGGCGGACAGGCGGGTGCGTCCGCAGGAATTCGGCCTTACGTCGAATCCTCCGGTGGGATCTGACGCTGCTCTAGCCGCGGTGTCGGGCGACCGCTCGTCCACTATGGTGGTCGGGGTCAACCATCAAGGGAGCCGGCCGCGCGGCCTCCTGGCCGGTGAAACGAAGCTGTACAGCCAAGACGGAAAGTATGTCTACCTGACCGCCGATGGCGGCATCGTCGTTGAGGCCAAGGGCCAGGACGTGGTCGTGAACAACGCGAAAGACGTGACCTGGAACCTGAGCGGCAAGCTGACCATCATCGCGCCTGGAGGTATCGACCTGAAGGCACCCCTGGTGAAGTCGACGGGCGACATGCAGGATAACTACGAGTCAAACGATCGGACCATGAAGGGCATGCGCGAAGTGTTCAACGACCACCTTCATCCTGTGAAAAATGTCCAGTCTGGCGGCTCGACCGTTACCTCTGAAAAGCCCGAGGTGCCGCAATGAGCGATATCCGCACAGTTTGGGATGCCGCCGTTGCGCACGGTGATTGGATATTGTCGGAAGGCGCGCTGCTCACCGGCGCGGATCTTGCGACTGCCATGCTGGTCAGCGTCTTCACCGACGCGATGGCAGCTCCGGATGATGTCATCCCGGATGGAACGGGAGATCCTCGGGGGTGGTGGGGCGACCAGTTCGACCCTGATGCGCCACTGGGTAGCAAGCTTTGGCTCCTGCAGCGCGAAAAGCAGACCCAGACGACGCTCAATCGCGCCTACGACTATCTGGCGGAGGCGTTGAAGTGGCTGATCGATGACGGGGTCGTGGCGCGCTTCGACATCAGCGTGGAGTGGGTCCGAGAGTCCTTTCTCGGCGCACAGATCATTGCCTATTCGCCTGGTGGTGATTCCCTGCACACAGGGAAATACCTCTGGGCCTGGAACGGAATTAACTGATATGCCTTTTTCTCGTCCCACGCTGTCAGAACTGAGGAATCAGGTTCTGGCGGATATCAACGCGACCCTGGATGGCGCGAACGCGCTCCTGCGTAAGGCGGTCTTGCGCGTGCTGGGCGTCGCTCAAGCGGGGCTTGCGCACCTGCACTTCGGCTACATCGATTGGATCTCAAAGCAGGCCGTACCCTGGACCGCGACAGACGAGTACCTGGCGGGCTGGGGGGCAATGAAGAACGTGTTTCGAAAGGACGCCGTGGCGGCCGTGATAACCGCCCAGTTCACAGGATCCGCTGGGGTGGTCATCAGTGCAGGGATCGAAGTCAAGCGGGCGGATGGCACGGCTTACACCGTCGAGGAAACTCAGGAGGTTGGGTCGGACGGAAAGGCGGCCGTAGTCCTGCGTGCGACGGCGACTGGAGCCGCGGGGAATAGCTCCGCCGGCACCCCGGTGACCCTTTCCTCGACCATCACGGGCCTGCAATCCACCGGCACAGTCGTGGGCGCGATCGCTACCGGGGCCGACGTGGAGCCCCCGGACGCATACAGTGAGCGCGTCATTGCCGCCTACCAGGAGACGCCACACGGTGGCAATGCGGATGACTACGTCCGCTGGGCGCTGGCCGTTCCAGGGGTAAGCCGTGCCTGGTGTTCGCCCAACGGCATGGGGGCGGGGACGGTGGTTCTGCGGTTCATGATGGATACGGCGCAGTCCCAGCACGGTGGATTCCCTCAGGGCGCCAATGGAATATCGCAGCACGATCTGGGGCCTGATGGCTTGCCGCGCGCCGTAGTTGCAACCGGCGACCAGCTGGTGTTGGCTGACGCGCTGATTGGCCTGCAGCCCGTTACCGCCCTCGTGTTTGCGTGCGCACCGGTGGACAACAGCCTGCATTTCAAGATATCCGGGCTGTCGGGCGCCGGCACGGCGACGCGAAACGCAATATCTGCCGCGTTGGCTGATGTGCTGTTTCGTACAGGAGATGCCCGTGGCGGGACGATCAACCGCAATGACATCGAGGGGGCGATTAACAGCGTCTCGGGCGCGTCAGGCTGGCTGCTGGTCGAGGTCGCTGGCACGGTGGATGGCGTTGTTACCGTTTACCCGGGCAACGTCACGAACGGAATCGGACAGCTGCCAACGCTTGGTGGCGTTACCTACCTGTAGGGGTGAGGAATGGGCTTGAATTTGAGAGCGGGGGACTTCCTCCGAGCCTTCATGAGCCTCCTGCCCCGGGGGCGCGTCTGGTCGCGGGATGTCAGCAGCGTCCAGAGCCGTGCATTGCTTGGTCTGGTGACAATTTACGAAGACAGCACGGCTCGGGCAAATCAACTTCTTGTAGACGCCTTTCCGGGGTCGACCTATGAACTGCTTCCCGAGTGGGAGCTGACCCTGGGATTGCCCGACCCCTGCGCCGGACCGGCGCCGACGATACAGGCTCGCCGGGCGCAGGTAGTTGCGAGGCTTACCGCTACAGGGGGGCAGTCGATACCTTATTTCACGGGCTTGGCCAAGAGCCTGGGGTACGAGGTAACGGTGACCCAATTCATGCCCTCCCGGTTTGGAAAGCGCTTTGGCACTCCGTTCGGTGGCGTTGACTGGGCGCACGCCTGGCAGATAAATGCGCCGACCTTCACGGTCAATAGGCTGAGATTTGGGGACTCCTTCGGGAGTCCTTTTTCATATTGGACCAACAACGTGCTGCAGTGCGAGCTGCAATCGGTGAAGCCGGCGCACACGGTCTTGAATTTTTCCTATTCGGAGTAGTGACCTATGGATCTATTGATTGCGCCAAACACTGTGACGCAGGAACGAGCGGACACGGCCCCTGCCACTGGGACGCCTGGTTGGGCGACAGACGGGAACCCCGCGACCAACACCCCGGCGACGCAGTGGCCGGCCTATGCGTTTAATGCGATTCAGGCCGAGTTGATGGGCGTCATCCAGGCTCCGGGCGACATCGATCCGGACCGGCACGATAACGGCCAGGTCGCGGCGGCCATCAAGCGTCTGATTGCAGTTGCCGTACAGAACCGGCCCCTGTGCTTCTCGATTTCCGATCTGCCCACCGAAGACGTTGGGCCGATCGTCGTGGCCGAGTGCGGCGAGGTTTGGATCTGGTCGCAATCCGCCTATTTCACTGGCTATCGCTCGCCGCTTTGCGGCCGCCCGGTAGATGGCCATACTCTGGCTCCGCTGGCCAGCGAGGTGGATGCCGTGGGGGGGCTTCTGCCGAAGGTCGCGTATGCACGGCTGTGGGGCTACGCCAGGGAAAACGGTCTGGTGGTCTCGCAGGCATTCTGGGATGCAAACAAGGGCGGTCATTACTTCGTCGACGTCGACGCCAACACGTTCCGCGTCCCGGATCTGCGTGACATGTTCCGGCGTTTCACCGGGACTGACGCTGACACTGCAAATGCAAGAACGCTCGGTTCGCGGCAGCGGGACGCCGTCCAACGGATCACCGGGCAGTTCGGAATGCGTAACACCGTGGACGTTGCGGTTACCGGCGGCGCTATCACGCAAACATCAGCTGGCAACACTGCTGCGGTGGGCACGTCGGGATCCGGACCGTACGTCGTCATGCAATTCGACTCGTCACTGGTCGCGCGTACGTCCAGCGAAACGCGCTCCGCTAGCGTTGCTTTCCCCCCTCGCGTTCATGCATGAATTCTGGGCTGATAGGCGCCGTTGACGGGGCGGTTCTCTGCACCGCCAGACGCATTAATCCACAAACCGGTACCGGAGGCATTAATCCATATTCCTGTCGTGCTGCCCGCCGTTGCTGGCGCTACGCCGCCAGACCCAAAGTTATTGAAGGAATTGGTACCGCCGCCAGACATCAGGTAATAAGACCCTGCTCCTCCATGTGCGTGGCCAGGATCCGATACGGCATGCGAATGCCCGGGGTCGGAAACGCCGTGTGTGTGGCTTGGGAATGCCCCCGCCTGCACCGTGCCCAGCGTTCTTGCATTTGCAGTGAGGCGGACGTCAGGCGTGAACGCGCGGAGGGTAGGCGGCGTTACTGGAGCGAGTTTCCATGGCCATGCGGGGCGTGCCATGCATACCGTCGCTGACGACTTCGGCGTAGATGCCAATCAGTGGCTGTTCCAAGGTTGGGCCGCCTTGGCTAACAACGGTCGATTCAACTCGGTTGATTGGCGTCGTGCCACCTGCGGCCACCCGCAGGTTTCCAATTCGGAACCCTTGGAAGGCGTCCGATTGGGCGCTACCGAGTGGCCGCGCATTTGCAGTGCAAATTCCTTTTCTTGGAGTATTTATGAAACAAAAGACTGTTTATCAGACCGACAACGAGGGGCTGTTTGCCTATGAAACGCTGGCGAACGAGCTGGCGCTCGCCCCGGGCGTCTACAACATTCCCTATGGTGCATATGAAGATGCGCCGCCGCCGGCGCCGGCCGGGATGGTCCAGCGGCGCGCTGATGGCCAGGCGTGGTCGCTGGTCGAGGACCACAGGGACGCCAGGCTCTGGTTGGTGGCGACGGGCGCGCCGTACTCCCGACACGAGGAAGTCGAGATCGACGGGGTGGTCAGCCAGTATCCCGGTTGGGGGCCGGTCCCGGCCTGGCTGACCCTGGTGGAGCCGCCGCGGCCTGTTGAGGACGCGGAGGCGGACGCTTAGGCTGCTACGCAGCGAGCGGCAGGGCCTCTAGGCTGATCTCGCGTTCACGGCGGAGCTCTTCGAGCTGACGCTTACCCAGCGCGCTGCGCGAGAGTTTCTGTGCGAGTTCGCGTCCGTGAGGGTGGTAGTACCGCAGCAGCATGCGCGTGTCGACGTTGCCGTTGACCTTCGCCAGCTCATGAATCTGGAATACGGTGGCCAGCTGCGACGTGCCTTCATGTCGCAGGTCGTGGAACCGCAGGTCGAGGAAATATTCTCGATTAGGCCGGCGGTTGTGCTGGCGGCACAAGGCCTCATAGCGGAGCCGTGCGCGGCGACGCGCGCGAATGAACGCTCGTGTAATCGACCCGGGCTGCATGGTGAAGATGGGGCCCCGCATCGGCTTGCCGGTTACCCAACGGCGCAGCGCTTCGCGCGCGCGAGGCGTTAGGGGCACGTCCCGCGCGCGGCCGTTCTTAGTGTGAGGCAGGTGTACCACTCCGTGCATTAGGTCCAGCCGCTCGCGTCGGATGCCGGCGACTTCCGAGCGTCGCATGCCTGTTTCCTTCGCCACGATCAGGATGGTCGGCAACTCCGCGGAATTCGTCGCGCGGATGATCCAGTCCAGCTCCTGGCGCGGGCAATCCTCGTCGGACACGCCGCGAAGGGTTATTCGGTCGAACAGGCGCCGGTCGCGCGCGTCATCCACCGCCGGCCTGCGCACGAGCTGCACGGGGTTGGCCAACTGGTCGAAGCCCCAATCCTTGCGGATCACCGTGTAGACGTGGGACAGGAAGGCCATGCGGCGCACGACGGTCGCCGGCGCACGCTCCTTTATCCATTCGTCGCGCAGTTCGGTCAGGTCCGTGCTGCGGATCCGGTCCACCGGCCGGATCGCCAGACGCGTTGCACGCCAGATGTTGGCGATGGACTTCTCGGCCGCCTTGCCCTTTTTCGTCACGGACACCTCCTCTAGGTAGCGCGTGATCGCATCGGCAAGGGTGGGGGCGGGTTTACGGCGGGGCTGACGGCGGGACCAGGGCTTCATAGTCGAAAAGCTGTCAGTTTTAGCAAATTATTTCTAACAACAGGCGCAGAAGCGCCTTTTTTCATTTCAGGAGAAGAGATGTCAGAACCGAACGTAGTGACCGCCTGGGTCGTCAGCGCCATTGTCGGCGTGGCCGCGCTGGTCACCAAGCTGGACCCCAGCGCAGTGATCGGGGCATTCGCGGGCAGCGTGACGTTCGCGCTGACCGCGAAGGACACGACCCTGTGGGCGCGCGCGATCTACATGATCGTGTCGCTGGTGGTGGGCTACGCCGCGGTGGCAGATGTGGCCGCGCTGTCGCCCATTAAATCGCCGTTGCTGATCGCCTACGGCGTCTCGGCGCTGGTGGTTCACCTGACGCTGGTTGCAATCGACCGGATCAAGTCTATCGACCTGGCCGAATTCTGGCGTTCGGTGTTTTCCAAGAAATAAGGAGAGCGTCATGCTGATCGAAACCATCATCGTGCTGGCCAGCGTGCTGACGGCCGGACGGCTCATCTGCTGGCGCCGTGGCGGCAGCCGGTACCGGCCCGGTGTGTCTTTCCTGGCGTACCTGCTTATCGTCGCCGCCGGCGGCCAGGCCATCGATATCGTGATCGGGCATGCCCCGGTGACGGTTTGGCAGGCGGTCATGTCGGTCACGGTCTGCGCCATCGTTTGGCGCTCGCAAGGAAATGTCGCTGTTATGGGGCGGACGGGGGTGTGGTCATGAGCCAGCTAGGAACCATCGTTCGGACGGCAATCGATCCCGCGCTGGCGCTGCTGCCTGCGGCCATGGACACGCCGGCAGCGCGTCTCATGCTTTTGGCCATCGGATTGCAGGAATCCCGGTTCGAACACAGGCGTCAGCTGGTGGGCAGGCCGCCGCGCCCGGTTGGACCGGCGAAGAGCTTCTGGCAGGCGGAGCAGGGCGGCGGGATGGTGCACGGTGTTCGGCTGCACGTCGCCACGCGCGCCGCGGCCGCGCACCTGTACCAGGCCCGGGGCGTACCGGCGCGCGATGCCGCGATCTGGGACGCCATCGAGCATGACGATGTGCTGGCGGCTGGCCTGGCGCGGCTGCTCCTGTGGAGCGACCCGGGCCGGCTCCCGGCGGTCGGCGATACCGAGGGCGCCTGGGCTCTGTACCTGCGGACCTGGCGCCCCGGAGCCTACGCGCGCGGCACGCCGACCCAGCGTGCGGAGCTTCGTGCGAAGTGGGCCGGCAACCATGCCCAGGCATTGGCCGAGGTGGCGCCGTGAGCGCGCTGGCGCGCGCCGCCGGCGTGCTGACCGGCTGGAAGGGCTACGCCGCGATGGCCGTGGTCGGGGCGGCGCTGGTGGCGGGCGTGGTGCTGGAACGGCAATGGTATGGCGCTCGCCAGTATCGGGCCGGCATCGATAAGGCCAACGCCGATCACACGCTTGTCGAGCTCACAGAATTCAAGCGCCAGACCACGCGCCTAGCCGGGATCTCCAACACCCTGGAGGACTCCTTAGTGGCGCTGCGCGATGCCAAGCCCAAGACCATCGAGAGGTACACCCGTGTCGAAGTTCAGAGCCCTTTGCCTGCTGGCTGCCGCATTGACGCTGAGCGGCTGCGGCATATCAATGAAGCCGGCCGCCTGGCCAATAATGCCGGCCAACCTGGCGCAACCATGCCCCCCGGTGCCCGCGGTGACGAGCGATAGCTGGGACGACTTCGCGCGCAGTTATATGGAGCTAGCCCTGCTGTATGGCGAGTGCGCCGCGCGACACCAAGCAGTGGTCGCGGCTTGGCCCAAATAAAAGCCGCCCCGCGGGCGGCTTGCTGGGTAATGCGGGCTCCGCGGAGGACTATGGAAGCAAGTTATTGAACGCCACGCCGACGCAAACGATCGCTAATAAGGCCACTGGCAGCGAAAGGAGGAGCAAGGGCATAGGCACATAGCTGTGCCCGTTGGCATGGCGCCGACGGAACATGGCCTGCAGAAAAGTTGCCGTGAGAGCTGCAACCGCGAATGCGTAGGGCCATGCCAACTTTTGGTAGACGTAAGCGGCGAGCGGCATTGACTCGAAGTGCATGTCCATGAAGTTACTGAACCACCAATAGGTCGCGCCAGTTACGACCGGAAAAGCCGACATAACCACCCACAGAATAAAAAAAACGGGGATGGTGAACGATAAAACGACAAACCACGCCTTAGCATCCAGCTTGAGAGGCGCTGCGCCGGCGATCCGTCGGTTCATTCTCGCGCAGATAAAGTAGACCAGATAGCTAAGTAGGGCGACAACTCCTACGGTGCTGTTGAAAGCAAGAAAATTTTCGAAGGTGGAGCTTCCGAAATGCAACCGTTCCCAGATGGAAAAATACGCAAGCGGGAGAAGAAGCAGAGTGATCGCTAACGGAATCCAATCCTTGCGCCGGAATTGCAGAATCAGGGTGATGGGATAAGCGGCGACCGCGGCGAGCAGGACCCCAACGACGAGGAAGACGACGAATGCGGCCGGGGTGCCATCATCTTGCTCGTCCTTTTTGCGGTTTGCGTTCTCCATCTCATTGAGAAGCAGAAGGTCTCCAATCCAGTTGTCACTCACTCGCGGCTCCAATTAGTCAAAACGTAATTGCTTGAAATGTTCTGTTGCAGTCAATTTACCAAATTTGTTTGTCGGTTGCCACCGCAGTCGGCGCGTCGCCCGCGCCCGGAGGTCTATTAGATGGGATGATTGGAAGTCAATCTATCTTGAGTCACCACATCCAAAAGTGGCGGTGATTGGAGGGCGCGAAAAGCCGAAAAAATACCCAGGCTGTCACCTGGGCGAATCGCGCAGCAATCCGCCGGCACGGGCTGCGCGAACGCTGAGAATAAGACCCGTAGCCAAGCCGCACCATAATAAATCTACTATTGCCCGTGGGCTGAACATCTAGTCTGGCTGTATCCACTGCATCCACCGCCTCTGGTAGTAGCTGCGCGTCACAGTGGCGTGTCAGGGTTTGAGGCTGGCTGACGGTGCGGGCCGGCGGCCAGAAGAAGGCCGAGCTGCTGGCGAAGACAAAGCCCCAATAAAAAGCGCCCATGACAGGGGCGCCTGTTGTACCTACCTATGCCCTGCGTTCATAGGCGATATGAGGGCCTTCAATGGCGGCCTTCGTCTCTTCAATTCGCCGTGCCACCCAGCTTCCCAAGCGTCAATTTTGGCCTGCCAATCGGCGGGATTCTCGCCTGTGTGTCCTGGCATTGCCTCCGCCTTGAGGTATGGGCAATCCCACAATGTCAGTCCTTGGCGGGCGGCCAGCGCTCCCTGCTTTCGGATGTCGTCATGCATTCAAGCACCCTCCAAAAGTAGATGATCGGAAGGGCAGTATGAAATAAGGTGAGACGGAGCGCAATAGTGTTTCTGAGCTAGGCGCTCCAGGTTTGCAAGACCACGCAAAAAAAGCGCCGCAGGAGAGCAGCGCAAAAGGAGTGTGCGACGACCCGTCGCGGTGATGCCGCAGCTGCCAGGGAGGTAGTGGTCCCCGACGAACTCCATGGTGCATGCAAGCCCGTGCGACGACGATGGAGCGCTGCGGCAGTACCGCTTCAGCAATTGGCGTGCCGAAACGCGCACCATGGGGCACGAGCGCGCTTCTAGCAGCATGCCTGAATTTGCCGTCTCACTTTCCGAGGTGCTTTTTCACGGCCTCGACCGATACACCTACCGCTTTGACCGCCTCCTTAAGCTGGCCCTCGCTCACGGCCAATTCTTTCGTCCAATAGCGCAACTCGTGGTCTTCGTTGACATTGATCCGCGCCCGATCTTGGGGGCCACGGTTCTTCAGATCGTCTGACATGCTGATCCTCCTAGAAAGTGCAGCAGATTCAGCAAGCGCTATTCCTGGTCATGATGGCCAACCCATTGCATCCACCGCCTCTGGTAGTAGCGCCGGCCGTAAATCTCTTGGAAGCCGCAAACCATCATGCTACGGTCGGTGCAGAACGAGGCAGCTCGGGTTCGAGCAGACGCGTGAGGCCGTCGAGATGCGTGCCCGCCGTCGCAATTAAAGCCTCCCGCGCGTCGTGGGTAAGGTCGTTGATTTGCTCAGGGGCGATATCACCAAGCAGCCAGAATCCCATGGCGTGATTCTGTACCCCCCATGGGGCCGCGGAGGTGGCTGACTTAAATATCAGACCTATCCTTCAGGCTTTGACGTTCGTTTGTATGATGTGTGGATCGATCGTGCAAAAGTGTGAATGTGAGGGCGACTATGCGCAGCGTACGAAATTTGGCGTTTTCCAAAGCGAATGAACGTCGTAAAGGCGACGCGCCCACCGAGAGAGGGAGAGATTTCATAATTTGGTGTTTGAGCGCCGCATTTGGAGTGGTGTCTACACTGGGCGGCGTTTGGCTGGCAAACCGTCTATCGAACACGAGCGATTTAAAACGTGCGGAACGTGAGGCGCTAGTCGCCACTCTGGCGGCCAACGACTATGGAAACAAGCCAGACTCGGTAGTCATGCTTAACCTGGCCATGAATTCAATTCGATACGTAACGTACAGCGATGCTGGCATCCTTGAGGAGCAGGCAGAGATGCTCCGGCGCAACGGATTCTGCGAAAACGTATTGACCGAAGAGTGCAAACGGTCTTGGGTGGAAACAGTGGCGGTTTATCGTCGCCAGTTGGGCTTGAAGCCGGTCAGCAACGAGGATCTTCGCCTATTGCTTGATCACCCACTTAAGCAAGTGGAAGCTGCGATCAATATGGGTCGAAAATTCGGGGTGGAGGCGGGGAGCCCGGCGCCGAGACACTGA